GAAAAACCTATGACATTCGAGCAAGCCATCGAGCTAATACGAAAATTGCCGACCGTACATTCCTGAGCTGGCAGACGCTGGCGACATTCTGGAGATTGGGGGAGAACAGTGACCTGGGAAATCGCATGAATCATGATCGGGGCTATGGCGGTCCTGCTGGGAGGGGCCATCGCGCTGATCCGCATGATCATCGCGCCCACCATCGAGGTGGTGAACAACAACACCCAGGCCCTCAACCGGGTGGTGAACAACATGGACAAGCACGACGAGCGCCTGGACAACCATGAGGTCCGGGTGGTCCAGCTTGAGACCGAACACCGCCTGCGTCATTCGAGGTGATATGCTGCGCTTCGAGATCCACCGGAACCACAATAGCTGGCACTACAAGGTCAACAAGGCCATAGCCCCATCTTGGACAAACAATCGAGCCAACAACAGCCTAGACCTGTTCATCCTCTTCGACCGTGAAGAGGCGATCTGGCACACGAACTGTCAGACCATCTCCAATTGCGAGGGGATAATTGACGGCGCCCGGTTCATCGACACCCTGGTGGCCGGAAAGATGGCCATCAAGGCCTTTGTCGATCCGCGTCTATTCCATGGCAGAATCCATGGCATCACGAGCGCCCGAACCATCGCCGGAGAGCTTGTCCGTAGCGATTCTACCACCAGGACCAACCAGGCCCGCTGGCTTATGCACGACTGGCAGAAGCACAAACCCTCTGGCCCAGGCCAGGATACTTCTGTCGCCTGGAGCGCCGGATGCGTGGTCATGCCCACCCAGGCCCTGGCAGAGCTGGGCGGGATCTTTGACGAACATGGCATCAAGCCCGGGGACGAGATCACGGGAGAGCTATTTGAGGAGGCAATATGAGCGACCCTATCACCACCCTGGCCAGCCAAGCGCAACAACCGGCAGCTTGGGACGGCGGCGGAGTGTTTCGAGGCCCGGATGGCCGGCTGTCCCTGCGGCGCATCGCCACGGCCGTCCTGATCGTTTGGGGGGCCGTCCTGGAGACCATCGGCCAGACCCAGGCCGGCGACCTGATTGCCCGCATCGCGCCCGGCGGCGTGCTCCTGGTGGCCGCCCTCATCATCATCGGCGCCCTGTCGGTGCAGTCTATCACGGCTGGCATCCGTGCCGCCAAAGGTCAGTAATGACTGTCGCTGAACAGCAAATCATCGAAGGTGTTCACTCGACCTTGACCACCAGGGTGGAGTTTGATGGCGCAAACACCTACAAGGGATCGGCGGCCCCAGGGACTGCCGAGTCGGAACCGGGGTGGAGGATCAGCCGGATCTACGAATCGCCCACCACCGGAAACATCACCATCCTGTGGGCCGGCGGAGACAACAGGTTCGCCAATGTGTGGGCCGACCGGGCCTCTTTGGCCTACTCATAAGGGGGAATAATGGCAAGCAAGACCACGCAATCTGCCAATGACGTCGTGAATTATCTGGTACGGAATGCTGGCCCGTCTTGGGGTGGGGCATCGGCACTGTACCTGTCACTACATACCGGGGCCATCGGGTTGGGCGGCAACCAGACTACCAATGAGGCGACATATACGCCATATTCCCGAGTCGCCCTGAACCGGAACCCAACTACCGGAGCTTTTGATGCAGCCGCCGCCGGCATCGCGTTGAACAACGCATTGATCCAGTTTGCCAAATGCACCGGAGGCACCCTGCCGGAAACCCTGACCCATGTCGCCCTTGGCGAGAACGCCAGCGGAACCGGGACGGTAATCGTCAGCGCTGCCTTGGCGTCAAGCCTGGTCGTGAACGTCAACATCCAGCCGCAGTTCCCCATCGGAACGCTTGGCGTGAAGGAGCAATGATATGGGATTCACCTCGCATGATGCAATGGTCCAGGCGATTACCGCCGGCCAGAGGACGGTTCTAGATTTTTCTCGCACCCTGGTAGCCGGTGCGATCTCGGCTGCCGGACGATGGCACGAAGCTTTGTCTGGGGCAGGAACCGGCGGCCCTATGACCTTGACCGGCACTGCCGGAGCAGGTGTGGCGTGCAACCGGAGCACCGCAGGGGCTTTGCCACTGAACGCCGATGTCGGGCCGATGACCAGGCACCTACTGGCGGCTAACATCATATCGGCTTCGACTACCATCGCGCCCGCCTATGTGCTGTTGACCGACATCATCCATATGTACCGTTCCTGTGTGGTGGTGACCACCCCCTCGACCCTGACCAATCACCCGACCTGGACAGGGACCGGCGACACCCGCATGACCAACGCCAACGGAGTGCAGGCATCGTTCCTACTAACCACTGCCAGCACGGCAGCCGGCCAGATAACCCCGACCTATACCAACCAGGCTGGCACGGCAGGCCGGACCACAACCGCACCAAACGGATCGGTTTTCGGCCCGGTGGCGGCAACTCCCGCAGGGTGTTTCCTGAACCAGACCAACCTGACGGCTACGCCTGGCGGGCTATTCATGCCGCTGGCACCGGGCGACACCGGGGTCCAGAAGGTCGACAGCTACGTCATCAACGCCGGCGCGACCGGTGGTGCTATGTGCATCATCCTGCACCGACCTATCGCCTGGATACCTTTGGCTGTGGCCAACGCTGCCAGCGTGATCGACTTTTACACTGGCGTCCCTGGCTTACCCAGGATCTACGACGATGCCTGCCTGGGTATAATCAGCCGGATCGGTGGCGCCTATACAGCCGGCGGCGTGATCGAAGGCCAGTTGACCTACGCTTGGAATTGATATGCTGAGAACATCTGACGGCTTTGCCTGCCGTACTGGCATGAAGTTCCCCGGGGGGCTGCAGTTGCAGTCCACCTTGCAAACTCAAGTGCAGCTCAAGGGGATGATCGTCAGCAACTTCGGCAACCCTGAGCGGTCAATCCCGGGCGGCGTCAACCACGAGTGGGCCATCGCCATGCCAATGCGGACCAATGGTAACATGGCCTGCCTGATGTATGGTGAAGGGTCGATGGATGCGACCATCGAGGCGGTCGGACTCATGAGCGCGACCATGGATGGCGAGGGGACACTTGATGCCGATGCCACCATGGGATATTGCATGGACGCGACCATGGATGGCGTTGGGGTGTTCGACGCAGACATCATGGCCCTTGGGCACATGGGGGCGACCATGGACGCTGGAGCAAGCCCAAGCGCCTTCGACATCGCCCAGGAGGTCTGGCAGTCGCAGGCCACAGGATACAACGCGCCCGGCACCATGGGCGGCAAAGTGAACGCAGCAGGCGCAGCCGGCAACCCCTGGGAAGCCCTTGTCGCCAGCAATCAATCGCCAGGGACTTTTGGGGAACTGGTCGCCAGAAAAATGCTGACAGTCGCCAAGTTCCTGGGCTTAAAATAAGGATGGAACAATGTGGACAAGATCAAGGAGATCCTGCGTCGTTTTGGTCTGTACCTTGGCGTGGCTGCTGTCGGCATCGCTGTCGGCGCAATCATCGTCTACCGGGTCTGGTTCTGTCGGAGCCGTAACCCTGACGGCAGCGCAATACAAGGAGCTTCTGTCGATCTTGGACGGGTACAAGCAGACGGCCGAGCGGCTCAAGACGGAGTTGGCCGAGCAGCAGAGGCTGACCGAGCAGCTCAAGGAGCAGTTGGCGACGGCCAACGAGCAGTTGACGATCTCGCTGGAAGCCTCGAGAGGAGTGCAGATAGCCTTGACCAGCTTGAACGACTCAACGGCCGGCTGGAGCAATTACTTGGAGAGCTGGGCCGCGGAGGCGAGGGCAGCCGATAACCGTGTGGTACTGGGTACAATTGGTGGTGCTGCCGTTGGAGCGGGCATCATCGGGATCATCTGGACCATCACCAGCCTGATAACACAGAGATAGCATCCGCGTGCCGGGTGCAGTCTATGCCACTTGTGACCGGAGCTAGAGCGGTTCGACCCCGCCGGCCCGGCACGCATATTTCAAAACACCCTACCCATCCAAGACATACCAAGTCCACAAAAAAACGTTTGACAACAAAACCAAACGGGTATATCCTCTGTAAGAAATGGCTGACGGTGGCCAACAGGAGGGCATATGGAAATCAAACTGAAAAAGTATACGATAAAGCGAGCGGGTACTCGTGGGCTTGTGATATGTCTGCCGCAGAACTGGATTGACTTGAATGGCCTGAAGAACAAGGACCAACTGCTCATCAGCATGGATGACCGCGGTCGGTTGATCGTCGAAAAGGTCGACAGTGATGGTGCAGCATGAGCGACAAGCCACTTGGCCGGGGTCTTGGTGAGTTATTCCCAGAGCTGGTTGCCCAACAGGAAGCACCTGCCCACCGCCAGAAGAACAGGGGCTTGACTATGGACAGCCGGGACATCGCCGAGTTGTGTGAAAAGCAGCACGGCCATGTTTGCCGGGACATAATCACAATGCTGGAAGGGCTTGGACTTGACCAATCCAGATTTGGAGCGGTCTACAAAGCCGGCAACGGTGAGGACCGCCGATGTTTCAAGCTCCCCTACCGGGAAACCATGATACTGGTGAGCGGCTATAGAGTCGAGCTTCGCGCCAAGGTGGTGGACCGCTGGATGGAGCTTGAGCGCCAGGCCGCCGCTGAGGCATTCAACATCCCGAAGGACTACGCCAGCGCCCTGCGGCTTGCCGCCGACCAGGCGGAGCAGATCGAGGCCCAGCGTAGCCGCCTGGCTGTTGTCGAGCCACTGGCCCAGGTGGCCGAACAGATCGCCAACAGTGGGAACCTCCGCACCGTCACCGACTTCGGAAAGATCATCGGCATCGGGCCGCGCAAGATCTTCGATGAGTTGGAGAAGAAGCAGATCATCTTCCGCTCCCACGGCCGGTGGCAGCCTTTCGTCTATTTCGTCAACCATGGCTATTTCGTCATGCGGGAGTCAGCCTACACCGACAGCGACGGCCAACAGCACACGGCACCTCAAATGTACCTGACCGGCAAGGGCGAGGTCTGGCTGACCAACAAGCTGCAGGGCGGATGGAAGGTGGTGTAAACAATAAAAAAGCGGGAGCGGAGTTCGCCCAATAGGAACCACCCCGGTGGTAAGCCGGAACGGCACCGCGCCGTGGAGCGGAGAGGGCCAGGATCATCCCTGGCTATGGCACGCCACCGAAGGAACGAGGCGGCGGTTGCGGGTGCGCGAACGCAGGGCACTTTTGATCGCCGGACCAAAGGGGTAGCCGGCACCGGGGCCAACGGAAAGAATGCAGTAGTAATTCCGGCCGTTGCGTTAACTGCGCAGTTGGATCATCCCCGACTGGCCCCGTTTGGAAATCGACATATCTTGCCCCGGCCGCCGTTGCCGCGACCGGGAACCATGGGGGAAAACATGATTGGATGGGAACCGCCGCAAACCGACTTACATGAGTTCGAGGCCCGCAACAATGGCTTCGTCCGCCGCCGGCCCGGCCGGAAGGCGCGGGGCATGATCGTGGGCGCCATCGTGGCCATCGCCATCTTTCTGGCCCTGGCCCTGGCCGAGTGCCAGACGCCGGTGTTGATCGGCGCCAAGATGCCGCCGCCGGTCGACCGGGCGTCCGTGGCTGCTGATGCGAGGTATCCATAAAAACAAGCCCCACACGGCGGAGGAAACCGTGAGGGGCCAAAAGAAAAGGGGGAGAGCATGGAAAGCACTCTGAGAACTAAGCATATCACCGTTCGGCCGCTCCGACAAGTTGACATCGACCTGAGCGGCATTGCTAGGCGGTACATCCACAGCATGGGGCTGAACCAGGAACTGGGCGACGAGGTCGAAGACGGCATCGCCAGCAACATCCTGGACATCGCCGCGGTTGCCGAGACCGCTTACCTGTTGCACGGGCAGATCACTTTTCCCGTTTACGCCCAGGTCATAGCCGACCTGGCCGACCAGCAACTGGCCATGGCGCGGGAGATCCGAGAACGGGCCGAACGCAAATGCAAGGACCTGGCAACCGCCTGCGAGAAGCTGCGCGGGGCCATGGCAAGGGGGATAAAATGAACGAGAACAACCAAGTCGACGAATCGGCCGGCGGAGATCGCCGCAGCTACCTGGGCGGCACCGATGCCGCCGTGATCGCCGGACTCAATCCCTGGAAGAGCCGCTACCAGCTCTACCTGGAGAAGACCGGGCAGGCCCAGGCGGAAGACTTGAGCAACAACGAACGGGTGTACTGGGGTACTGTGTTGGAAGAGGTGGTCGCCACCGAATGGTCCGTCCGCACCGGGCACAAGATCCGCCGGGTGAACCGCCTGATCCGCCACAAGGCCATGCCCTTCCTGGGGGCCCACATTGACCGGGACGTGGTCAACACCACCGGGATCCTGGAATGCAAGACGGCCGGGCTGGGCAAGTCCCAGGAATGGGGCGCCCAGGGAACCGAAGAGATCCCCATGGGTTACTTCGCCCAGGTCCAGCACTACCTGCTAGTGACCGGGGCCGAGTGGTGCGCGGTGGCCGTGCTGATCGGCGGCCAGGAGTTCCGCCACTACAGCATCCCCCGCGACGAGCCGTTCATCGAGGCCCTTGTCAAGCTGGAGAGCGAGTTCTGGGCCCAAGTCCAGTCCGGCGTGGCCCCGTCCCCGGAGACCTGCGAGGAGGCCCGCCTGTGCTGGCCGACGAGCACCGCTACCGCCACCGAGGCCAGCCCCGAGCTTTTCGCGGCGGTGTGCGAGTTGGCTTCCGCCAAGGCCCAGATCGGCGACCTGGAGAAGATCCAGGAGAACCTGGAAGCCAAGATCGAGATCGCCATGGGCGTGTCCGAGCAGCTCACCTACCGGGGGCAGAAGCTGGTCACCTGGAAGAGCCAGACCAGCATGCGCCTGGACTCCAAGGCGCTTGAGGCAGCACACCCCGACATCGTCGCCCAGTTCAAGAAGCCGAGCGAATCCCGACCATTCAGGGTCAGCTACAAGCCAGCATAAAGGAGACTGCCATGTCCGACATCCAGAAAACCAACAACCCCTTCGCTGTCAGCAAGCCCGCGGCCCAGGCCCAGGCCCCCGCCGAGAGCGACGTCCAGCGCAACATCGAGGAGGTCCGCGCCGCCTTGGTGATCGCCAAGCAGTTTCCGCGGAATCAGGTGGAGGCCATGGACCGCATCCTTGGGGCCTGCCGCCGGCCCACCCTGGCCGAGACCGCCATCTACGTCTACCCCAAAGGGGGGGCGTCGGTGACCGGCCCGTCCATCCGGCTGGCCGAGGCCCTGGCCCAGGCATGGGGCAACTTTCAGACCGGGATCAGGGAGCTGTCCCAGGCCAACGGGGAGAGTACCGTCGAGGCCTTCGCCTGGGACGTCGAGACCAACACCAGGAGCACCAAAACCTTCACGGTCCCCCATGTGCGTTGGACCCGTGAAGGCAAGAAGCAGCTCACCGATCCCCGGGACATCTACGAGCTGGTGGCAAACCAGGGATCCCGGCGGCTCCGGGCCTGCATCCTGGCCCTGATCCCTGGCGACGTGGTGGACGCCGCGGTCGCTGAGTGTGAGCAGACCCAAAAGAACTCGGTACATGTGGATGAGCCTGGCATCAAGAAGATGGTCGACGCCTTCGCCGAGTACGGCGTGACCAAGGCCATGCTGGAGCAGCGATTGGGCCACCGCCTGGAGCCCCAGGCCACGGTTGCCGCCGAGCTTTTGGCCATGAAGCGTGTCTACCAGAGCCTGCGGGATGGGATGGGCAAGGTTGAGGACTACTTCCAGGCCGAACCCACCAAGACAACCAGCGCCCGGGAAGCGGTCCTGGCCAAAGCCGGCGTCGGAGAGGCCTCCTGATGGAGGCCATCCTACAAAGGCAGCGCACCGGAACGCGGGAATCCATCGCGTTCCGGCTGCCGGCATCCCTGGTGGACGTATGGGCCGACCTTATTAGAAAGAACCCTTCCGACCGCTTCTTGGTGAAGATCACCCGGGCCCGCAACCCGCGGAGCACCGGGGACAAGAGCCAGAACCATCACATCAACGGGCACGTGCAGCAGATCGCGCAGGAGACCGGGAACGATTACGAGGACGTCAAGAACGAAGCCAAGATGCTGGCCATCAAGTACGGCTACCCCTTCGACACCCTGCCGAATGGGTGGACCGTACCGAAGAGCGAGGCCGACCTGGACACCGTCCAGGCTGGCTACCTGATCGAGGCGCTACATGAGATCGCCGCCTTCGCCAACATCACCCTGCGGGAGGACTGATGCGCTACCTGTCCGTCTGTTCAGGCATCGAGGCCGCCACCTGCGCCTGGCATCCGCTCGGCTGGGAACCCGTGGCCTACTCAGAAATCGAACCTTTCCCGAGCGCGGTACTGTCCCACCGCTTCCCGGGAGTGCCGAACTTGGGGGACATGACCAAATACAAGGAGTGGGAACTTGGAGCAATTGACCTTTTGGTCGGAGGAACACCTTGTCAGGCTTTCAGTGTCGCCGGACTCAGAAAAGGACTGGCGGATCCGCGTGGCAACCTGGCCCTGGTCTATCTTGGAATTGCTGACCACTTCCGCCCCCGATGGCTGGTCTGGGAAAACGTCCCTGGCGTCCTGTCGTCAAACGGAGGACGGGACTTTGGCGCCTTCCTCGGGGCGTTGGCAGAACTCGGGTATGGGTTCGCCTACCGAGTGCTGGACGCTCAGTATTTCGGAGTGGCCCAGCGACGGCGCCGTGTGTTCGTTGTCGGATGTCTTGGAGACTGGCGACCTGCCGCGGCGGTACTATTTGAGCGCCACAGCCTGCCAGGGTATCCTGCGCCGCGCCGCAAAACGGGGCAAGACGTTACCGAGACAGTTGGAACGCTCACTGCGAACGGTGGCGGAACAAGCCAGCCAGCCGGGGATGCCAACGAACTCGACTTCTGCGTAGCCTACGGCGGGAACAACCAATCCGGCCCCATCGACGTGGCCACCGCCTGCAATGCCCATGGCGGCGCCGGCAGGATGGACTTCGAGTCAGAGACTTTCATCGCCCACACCCTGCGGGCCAGGGGATTTGATGCCAGCGAGGACGGCACCGGCCGCGGGACGCCACTGGTGCCGGTGGCCTTCGCCTTGAGAGGACGAGAGGGCGGAGCGATGCCTGAAACAGAAGGCGACAAAGCTGGTGCGCTCAGGTCAGCAAGCGGTGGATCATCGCGGTCTTACGTTGCCGGTTCTGTCGTCCGCCGCCTCACCCCCCGAGAATGCGAACGCCTGCAAGGCTTTCCCGATGACTGGACGCTGATCCCCTGGCGGGGGAAGCCGGCCGCCGACGGCCCGCGCTACAAGGCCATCGGAAACAGCATGGCGGTGCCGGTCATGGCCTGGATCGGACGCCGGATCATGGAGGTTGACAATGCCTAAACCAGTGCCCAAAAAGCCCAAGAAGAAGGCCGAGAAGCTGTCCACTATCACCAACCGCCTGGACGCCCTGACCAGCCGTATCGTCCGGCTCCGGGACCGGCGCTGTGTGGTGTGTGGCAGCACCGAAAACCTGCAGTGCGGCCATTACCTGTCCCGGGTATTCGTGAATGTCCGCTGGGACCTGAGAAACTGCAACTGCCAGTGCGCACGGTGCAACATGGCCCATGAGTACAACGTCTGGCCATACACCACCTGGATGCTCCAGGAGTATGGGGCTGGAGTTCTCACCATGCTGTCGGCCATGGCGCAGTCATCAAAAAAAATGACCCGGTCCGAGCGCCTGGAAATCGAGACCCTGCTCAAGGCCGAACTGGCCATACAGGAGGCAAGACAATGACCAAGCCCAAGAAGGTAGTCGCCAAGCGCTGCTGCTACGAGCACTGGTCGCACGAATCGAAGCAGATGGTGCGGTGCGGCAAGCCCGCCGTGTTCCAATTCGGCAAGCATTACCTGTGCGACGAGCACAGCACCCAGGTCTCCAAGTATGACCTGAAACCAATCAAGGAGTAGACAATGGCAAACATCAATTCGGTCGCAATCATCGGGAATCTTACACGAGATGCGGAAATCAAGTATTTCAACAATGGCAACGCCATAATCAAGGGAAGCATTGCATTAAATCGGCGGAAAAAGCAGGGCGACGCTTACGTCGATGAGGCGCAATTCTTTGACTTTTCGTTCGGCGGGAAAGGTGCGGAAGCAGTCCACAAGTACCTGACCAAGGGGAAGCAGATCGGCATCCAAGGAGAACTGCGCCAGGATCGTTGGGAGCAGGATGGACAGGCCCGAAGCAAGGTCTATGTGTCGGCCTTCGAACTGCAACTCCTGGGCGGCCAGGGCGGCCAGAGTGAGCGCCAGCCCGGTGCCGACGATGCGCCCCCCTACAACCCCCAGGAGCAGTTCCACAAGGATGCCGGGGACGAGGAAATCCCCTTCTGATGTGGGGCTGGATTAAGCGGGGAGGCCGGAAGCAGGGAGACTTCTGGCCGGTGATCAGCGTGGACGGGGCGCTCGTACAGTGACCACATTTTAAGCCTGTGGAGGGGTAGAAGCATGGAAGAAAAAAAACTTGAGCAGTGTCCGTTCTGTGAGGATGTGTCGGGCGAGATAATCGAAAACGACGACAACCTTTACCAGGTGAAATGCAAAACCTGCGGAGCCCGGGGGCCGGAGGCATCTACTGGTCGGTACGCCACGATCCTGTGGAACAGAGAGTTCTGACATGAAGGATAATCTGCCATTCTTTTCGCATGACAACGATGCCCGTAACCATGCCAAAATGAAGGCCCTACGCGTGCGCTTTGGTTGGCAAGGATACGGACAATTCTGGGCTCTCAACGAGATGATTGCAGGATCTCAGTGGGCAAAACTCGACCTAAACCGGAAGGTCGTGAAGGTGTCGGTTGCGTCGGAATTGGGTATGACGACCGACGCCCTGGACGACTTCCTGACCTACCTGAGCGACGCGGACGAGTGCGGCCTGATCAACTACAAGGATGGCTGCGTGACGACTGATCGAACCCAGGAAGACCTGGTTACAGCGATGAGTAAGCGTCAACAGAAAAGCATCGCTGGTAGGGTTTCAGCCGAAAAAAGGCGAGAAAACACCAACAAAAGCAGCAGCCTGTTCAACGACCGTTCAACAGCCGTTGAACAGCCGTGCAACAGAGACTCAACGCCCGTCAACAGAGAAGATAAGAGAAGAGAAGAAGAGAGTATAAATACTACCCCCTTACCCCCTTCGCAACCTGACCAGACCACCGAGCCAAGGGCGGACAAGCCGCCCAATAGAAAAACCTTTGTCCAGCCAACGCTCGATGAGGTGAAGGCCTACTGCCAAGAACGCCGGAACTCGGTGGACCCCGAGCAGTGGCTTGATCACTACACCGCCAACGGCTGGAAAGTCGGCAAGAGCCCGATGAGCGACTGGCGGGCCGCGGTGCGGACCTGGGAGCGGAGCCGTGACGGGCCGGCGCGAAAACTGCCAGCCAGGATTTGCCGGACACTGGGCTGCGGGCATGAGCTGCCCGGCAGCATGAGCTATTGCGCGAAGTGCGGCGCCGATTACGTGCCGCGAGTGAGGACCGCATGACACGAAACCTTGTCGACGTCGAGCACGAAGAGGCCTACCTGGGCGCCCTGCTCATGGACGGGTCCGTCCTGGAAGAGCACCCGGTGGACGAGGCTGTGTTCGCGGCTGACCACCGCCGGCTGGTGTACCGGCTGGCCTGCCAGATCATCCGGGAGGGCAAGCAGGCGGACATCATCGCCGTGCTGCACGCCGTCCGGGCAGACGCGGCCAGGAACCACGAGCACTGGCACGACCTGATCAGCTCGGCTTGGCTGTCTGACCTGACGAGCAACCTGCCCAGCTCGGCCAATGCCAGCTTTTACGCCCAGAGCATCACCGAGCTGGCCACCCTGCGCCGGCTTAACCTGCTGGCCCGGCAGATCGGCATCGAGGTGGGTGACGCCAGCCGGAGCCCCCAGTCGATCATGGCCGACATCGAGGGCACCCTGACGGATCTCGCCATGGGCAAGTCTGCCGGTTACCGCAGGATCAGCGAAGCCTTGCGTCCGACCATCGAGGGCATCGAGGCAGCATGGAACCGCCGCGGGCAGCTTTCGGGCATCCCCACCGGGTTCCCTGGCCTGGACGAGATGACTGGCGGCCTGCAGCGCCAGGAGGTGGTCATCATCGGGGCCCGGCCGGGCACGGGCAAGACCAGCATCGCCCTGAACATGGCCGAGGCGGCAATCCGGGCCGACAGGCGCGTTGGGATGTTTTCCTGCGAGATGGGCAGCCAGATGCTCTGCCGCCGCCTGATCAGCGCCGTGGCTGCCATGGACGCCCGGAAGCTGACCACCGGGATGCTGACCACCGCGGACTTTGCCGACATCCAGGACGCCGCCGGCTGGCTGCATGGCGCCGGCCTGTTCGTGGACGACACCCCGAACGTCCCCTGGGCGGATCTCGTATCCGGCGCCAGGAAGATGCGGCGGTCGGAGGGCATCGACCTGCTGATCGTGGATTACCTGGGCCTGATCCGGCACCCGGATCCACGGATGCCGCGGCACGAGCAGGTGGCCGAGATCTCGAAAGGCCTGAAACAGCTTGCACGGGAGCTGGACATCCCGGTGGTGGTGCTGTCGCAGCTTTCCCGCGAGGCCCAAGGCAAGCGCCCGAACCTCGCCCAGCTCCGCGAGTCTGGCAGCGTGGAGCAGGACGCCGACGTGGTGGTGCTGCTCTGGAACCAGGGCTGGGTCGACGAGGGCACCCGAGATCTGGTCAAAGTGACCCTCATCGTCGAGAAAAACCGCAACGGCGGCGTGGGCGACGTGGACATGGCATTCAAGCCGGCGACCACTCGCTTCCGGGAGGCAGCATGAGAACCCCCGACGCGGACTGGCGCCGGGAGCATTGCCCGATGGCCATCACCGTCCAGGCATCCTGGACCAAGCCAGGTGGCCGGATAACCGGCTGTGGCACCGAAAGCTGCCGCTCTCTGCGAAGCGTGGCCGAGGAGCTGGACATCACCTACTCCTGGGCCCACAACCTGTTGCAACTGGCCGGTATCACCCGCAAGCCAGGTAACGGCCGGGCGCTACTTCTCACCGAGATCGAGGTGGCGTCGATACACGCCGAATGGCGGAAGCGGGCGCGGAGCCATGAAAAGAAGGCGCGTATGGCAGCACAGGACGCCCCCGGGCGCATTCCGGAGGGCCTGGCAGGGTGGATATACCCAGAAAACGAACCAGGGCCGTTTTGAGCGGTTATAGACGGTATCGGGAAAAGCATAATCGGGAGGGAGTATGCAGAAAAACCGGGACCAGCTACGGCAGTTTGCAGCGGAGGAGGTAATCATCGCCACCCTGCGGGTGCGGTCAGAGATCAGGATCAAGGAGCTGTACGAGGCTTGGCCAGAGATCAGCCAGTCCACCTTCCGGGCGGCGATAGACAGCCTGACCTACGACGCGCCATTTCCGATCTGGCAGGACGGCAGCCGGATCGGCCGGATGGACGTGATACCCATCATGGTAATCACCACCCGGCGGAGACGGCCATGCTACTTCCAGCTCGAGCTTTGGACTGAGGAAAAACATGGATTGTGAAGAGGAACAAGGGGGACATGGATGAGTGTGAGTGAACGCAACATAAAAGCCGTAATTGGCTTTGTTATTGGGGCAGTTATCGGCTACGTCGCATGGTCATTTATTTGCGGCGAGTTCCGCATAATACACTGGGGACAAAGTGAGGCCTTGAGTGGAAAAGAACAAGATGCTGTTGGTTTCATCGCCAGATTATTCGGCCTTGGTGCAATTGTCGGCGTTGGTGTGATCGGTGAATGGTTGGCATGGAGGTACTGGAAATGAACGAGCCCTTATCCTACTACAAAACCCTGTCCATCGAGTTCTGGGCATATCTTCGGGATCATCCGGAGATTGTCATTAAAGACAAGGCTGTAGACTTTCCACGGATTTATGAAATCCGACTGCAACACGCATATTGCCCATGTTGCACGGTGTATAGGAGCAACGATTGCAAGGGTTGCCCGTTGGTAACCAGTGATGATTTTCGATGTATACGTGTAGGATCGTCATTTTACCGCTGGCAGGCGGCAAGCACAGCCGCCGAGCGCCAAGCTGCCGCCAGCGATCTGATCGCCCAGCTCGAAGCCTGGGATGTGGAGGATTGAATGAGTGGCCAAGAATGCCGAAAAGCATACGAGGAATGGGCGCGTACCGTCCCATTCACCCATGCACAATTGCACCATGACTGTGATGCCTGGATAGGCTGGAAAGCCGCCTGGAGCCATCGCAAGCCGGAAGCCAAGCCGTTGACGGTGGATGACATCCGCCAAATAGCCGGTGAGAAGTTCACGGCGCATTGCCCGAATGCGCTGAATGGAAAACTGTTCGAGGTTGGACCTATACTTGACATCATCGCCCAAGCTATCCACGCCGCCATGCCCCGGATGCCCAGCCGGGAGGAAGTGGATACAATAGTGCGGTTACCAAATCCCCTCGATGATTGGAAATCTAAAACAGATGCCATCATGCGCTTGTTCGGGGGTGCGAAATGACCAGTAAATGCGATACTTGCAGACATCGACACGGGCTGATGTGTTACCATCCCGAACGAGTATTGTTCGACGTGAATGGAGACTTCGTTGGTATGCGACGGGATTCCGGTCGGTTTGATTGCGTGGAAAACAAGTATCATTTTTGTGAGCCAGTCGAAACCATCCACACCGACAACACCGAGACGCTCAAGAATGCCCTGGCGCGGATCAAGGAACTGGGAGCAATGATCCAAGCTGCGCGTGAAGCATGTGGAGATTTCGTCAACAAACCGTTCGATGGTTCACTGGTGACAGCCATCCAGGCAATTAGCATGCGCTGTGGGGCGGCGGAAAAGTCTTGTGGCGAGCAAGCCCAGTGCATCAAGGAAATGCGGGAGGCATTGGAGTATGGATATAGCTGGTTTGCTGAATACGCAACCTATCATGCTATCAATAGGAAAAAAGAAAAATCGGAACGCAACCGCGCACATGCTGAAAAGCTCCGCGCCGTGCTGGAAAAATGGAGGAAGGAATGAGCCGCTACAAACTGCGCCCCGACTGGCGCGATGTGCTGAACCAGATCATCAAGACTGGGTGGTGTACTCCTTTTGGCTGTGTGCTTACAGCTAAAGGAATTTGCCCATTTTGTAAGTTATTAACGGGCATTAGCTGCCCTCTTAATTTCAAGGAGCCTGAAGAAAACAAACAACTCGCCAAACAAAGAATGGAGGAACTGGAAATGCAAGAGAACACACCGAAATCAACCGACTCGCCCAACGGCCTTAAGCGCGGTGATCGGTGCTGGGTGAGTGATGGTTCGGAAGAAGATGCGCGTGAGGAGAAGAGGGAAAGAACTTTCCTCGGATATTTTGAAGAAGCAAATCCAACATATAGAAACTATGCTCGTTACAATGATGGCAATTGTAGCGCATGGACATACGCCATCCCCGTCGAAGAAGAACCCGTCGCCGAATTGACCATCGCGGAAATCGCCGAGAAGTTTGGCATCCCTGCCGACAAGCTGAGGATAAAGGAGTAAAGCATGACGTGTAGTTTGTGTGGAAAGCAGTTACCGACATCTGATACAAGCTCTATCTGTGAATCTTGTCAACAAAAAATGTTAGAGCGTAAACATTTTGAGACAG